CGCGCATGCGCAAGCAAACGCGCGGCCAAAAGCGTCAGCAACAAGTGACGCAGTCTCGTAAACAAGCGCTTTCTAAAGCGCACGCCATGTTGGACAACGCCCGTGAGCAAGAAGCTGAGCTCAAGCTCGCTCTCACTAACAACCGCGTTGCCGACCTGAAGGCGCAATTGTCCACCGGCCCCCCCGAGCCGGTGTTTTCTACTGAGGCGCCGTTGCCCCTCAGTTTGCACCAACATTTCCCGCCCCTTTTTGGCGCGGATGCCGGCGCGGCTGCGGCTGCGTCGAAGGACGACAAGGCGCCGGCCAAAGCCCCGGCTGCTGCCTCCGCCCTTTCAACTGACACGAAGGATACTATGCCGCCGAAGTCGGGGCGCAAGGCCGTCACTATGGAGTCGCTCGGCCAGCCGCTCGCAAAGGACGAGGTTGTCGTCCCTAGGGCGCCTGCTGTGTCTGCCAACCCCGACGAGGTGCCCTTTCGCGTCAGCCCCGACGAAGCGAAGGATGTGTGTGCGCGCCTTGGGCTTGCAGACACGAAATTTGCGGCGTCGGGGCTGTTCCACACCCACCCCGTTCTCGCCACCGAGCGATTTGTGGCTCGCCGGTCTCTTGCAGAGCTTCTCCGCAAGCCTCACCCGCCTCGCGCTGGAGTCTATGAGGTTGGAGCCGGAGCGGGACGGGCTCAGTGGGGAGGGGCTGCCTGGTACAACCGAGCTGTTGTTGATGGAGGGGATTATGCGCGAGTGGCGGAACTCAAGCGCGCCTCCGTCAAGGGAGCAAGTGAGCGAGTTTTGGGAGCTGGCTCTGGAGAGTGCTACTGCAAGCTCGCGGTTGGAGAAGGTGCCAGATTTTGCGAACATGTGGGTCGCGCAGACACCATCTTGTCGATCCATGTGTATTTTGACCCCGTCACGGTGCACCAGATGCTTGTCTCCCACATCGGGGCGGTGGCCAGGCCTGTGTGGTACATGTGCGTGCACCGGTTCGAAGGACCCCGCGGGAACTTTCATGGCGAAATGGATTGGCAGCGCCACCATGATGGCTCGATCACGGCCACCACGCTCGGTGATGGATCCACCTACAAGCACCCGAACACTGACTGGTTGTTTTCACCGTACTGGAGTGACGGGGTGCGCGGCCTGTCGATGCGACACCTCGGCCGTGTCGGGAACACCCACGTTGTTATGGTGGTGCCCGCTCCCGCCGGCCTCGCCACGCACAAACCGGTGTCTGCAACCAGAGCCCTCAATGATCCGCGCTACGTTGGCATTGCCCGGGTTTCACTTGGCGGCGCTACTGATTCACCAGTACTTGTGTCCGCATTGTCAGCTGCAGTCGGCACTCCTGTCTCTGGCGCTGTTGATGCCGGCGACACTATGTACTGCGTCTCGACCGCCGTCGGTAGGGTATTCATACTTGGCGTGGATGGCGCGGAGCTGGCCGTCCCTGAGTCACTGGTTGAAAAAGTTGCCGGAGCCGTCTTCGCCACGCATCGGTCGCTAGACACGCCCATGGGCAGAGACAGCTTCCGGCTCGCCTACGCCACCGCCTACAACCACGCGCGCTCTCTAGCCCTCCCTCACCCCACGCTTGCTTGTATACTCGCCACCCGGCTAGGGTACGTTAGGTACGTGCACCACGAAACCGAGGTGTACAGGAGCCTGGCTGAGTTGCATGAGCCGCGAACCTGTTGCTGGCCGTGGCCCCGGCGCCATCTTAGCCCGCTGTCTGAGCACGACTACTACGTCCGCGGCTCCGATTACCGCCCCACCGCCCGCCGTTGTGGCGGTTATGCTTGGGCGATGTTCAAGGCCGTGGCGTTGTTCGTCGTGCTCGGTGTGGTTGGCATCTGGTTTTGTACCAGTGCGTCG